GGTATTCTTGCAAACAAAGCTCAGACTGCAAGAGATCTGTTAGGTAGATTACAGATAGCGTACGAAAATCTACCAAAGTGGATGCAACAGGGTATCATTGCATGGAACAAGGGATCTATGGAATTGGAAAACAAATCCAAGATCATTGCTGCATCAACCTCTGCATCAGCAGTTCGAGGTATGTCATTCAACATCATATTCTTGGACGAGTTTGCTTTCATTCCCAACCATATTGCAGATGATTTCTTTAGTAGTGTATATCCTACTATTAGTTCTGGTAAGTCTACTAAGGTAATTATTGTTTCTACCCCAAGAGGTATGAATCATTTTTACCGACTGTGGCACGATGCAGAACTGGATAGAAACGAATACATAACCACAGACGTTCACTGGTCAGAAGTGCCAGGCAGAGACGAAGCGTGGAAAGAACAGACTATCAAGAACACATCAGAAGCACAGTTCCGTGTTGAGTTTGAATGTGAGTTCTTAGGATCTGTTGATACATTGATATCACCAGCTAAGTTAAAAACTATGGTATATGATGAACCTATCAACCGTGGTAAGAGAGGTGGAGAGATATATGAAAACCCAATAGACAAACACAATTATTCAATTACAGTTGACGTTGCAAGGGGAGTGGAGAAAGATTACTCTGCTTTCATAGTGTTTGATACTACAGAGTTCCCATATAGAGTTGTTGCCAAATACAGAAACAACACCATCAAACCAATGTTGTTTCCAAATGTAATTTTAGATTTTGCTAAAGCATATAACAATGCGTATGTTTTATGTGAGGTAAATGATATTGGAGATCAGATTGCATCCATACTATTCTATGATATGGAATATGAGAATGTTTTGATGACTGCTGTTAAGGGTAGAGCTGGACAAGTGTTAGGTCAAGGATTCTCTGGTAGTAAGGTACAACTAGGAGTCAAGATGTCTAAAACTGTCAAGAAGATAGGGTCACTCAATCTCAAAACTCTCATAGAGACAGATAAATTGATAGTCAAAGATTACAATATTATTGCAGAACTCACAACCTTTATCGAGAAATCAAACTCATTCGAGGCTGAGGAGGGGTGTAATGATGATCTCGCTATGTGTTTGGTAATATTCTCATGGCTGGTGATGCAAGATTATTTCAAAGAGATGACAGACGATGATATAAGAAAGAGAGTATATGACGATCAGAGAGATCAGATCGAAGCAGATATGGCACCATTTGGTTTTATATCTGATGGTGTAAATGAGGAGACATCATTTGTAGACACAGATGGAGATAGGTGGCATGTGGACGAGTATGGTGATAAATCATACATGTGGGACTACCTCTGATGGATTTAGATGAACCAGTTCTATTTTTACATGAGAGAAAATGCAGAGTATGTGGTAAAACCTATTCACTAACAGAGGGATTCTATCTTACCAGAAAGAGCAGAGGCGAGAAACCATCTTCATATTCATATGAATGTAAAGCTTGTACTATTGATAGAGTAAAAAATAAAAAGAAGAGGGGTAAATTAGACGTATATCCTGATTGGTAGGGGGTTCATGTATCGTTTCCCCAGTGAAAAAGTAGTAAATTCTAAATAATAACAGAGAAAACAACTGAGAGTTCGAGGAACAACAACATGGCGCTAAATCTAGTATCTCCAGGCGTTAAGGTAAGAGAGGTAGACCTAACAGTAGGAAGAATAGATGGAATCAACGATCAAGTTGGAGCTATCGCTGGGCCTTTTGAAAAGGGGCCTGTAAACGAGCCAGTTCTAATTGAGACTGAATCCGATCTTCTGGAAACATTTGGGGCTCCCAAATCTACTGACGGACAATACGAATACTGGATGACTGCATCCGCTTTCTTGTCATACGGTGGTATCCTTAGAGTCTTGAGAACAGACAATACCACACTATCTAACGCTAACGCACCTGTTGGTGTTGCGATTACTAACCTTTCAATCAAGTCATCTGAAGATTATTACAATAATCGTTCTACAGATACTAGTTGGATGTATGCTTCAAGAAACCCTGGCTCTTGGGCAAATGATCTAAAAGTTTGTACTATTGATGGAAAGGCAGACCAAAGAATCGCAATTGGTACAGAGGGAATGGTTGTTGGATACGCAGTTACAGCGGGATTCTCAACTAGTGTTGCGAACACAGACGGAACTGTTGGTGTTCAAACAGGTTATCTTAAAGGAATTATCACTGGCATCAACGTAGGATCTGTTGATGTTAAGGTTGTAAGTAAGCACAACATTACAACAGATGTATGGAGCGCAGTAGATTATGAAGAGGGTTCTTCAACTGCATCTTTCCAAGGTTATAGTATTGGAATCTACAACGACACTATCAATGCAGATTCAACAGTTAACCATGCAAATAGACTAAAGATTTTCAATACATCTGGTGTATCTCAGTCTGTTGAAAGAACAAGATTTACTGGTGCAATCGGTATTGGTTCTACAGTAATCAGTTTTGGCCCTGACTTCGATACATTCAAGTCTGCTCCTGGCGATACAGTTAAGTCATTAAACGGAACTTACTCTGGTGCTATCGTTTCTTATGCAACCACTGGTGGTGTTGCTGAAATTATCATGGATACATCTGCAACTGTTGCTTTTGCTAATACAGCATTCGTTGTTGTATCTGCTGCGTCCAGTGGAATTTACCTAAGAGAGGGTAATACAATCGTTGATTGGTATGATCAACAGACACTTGGACTTACAAACAGCACAGTCAAGTGGAGTTCAATCGCTCCTAAACCAACTACTACAGAGTACGGTAAGGAAAGAAATGCAAAGAACGACGAGTTCCATGTAGTAGTCGTTGATGATACAGGATCTGTAACAGGTACTTCTGGAAACATCATGGAGAAATGGGGAGGATTATCCAAGGCATCTGATGCTAAGATTTCTCCAAGTACAGGTATCTACTACAAGGATTACATTGCAAACTTCTCCAACAATATATTTGTTGGTGCCGCACAAACTGGTGTTGGTATGAAGCACACAATGATGAGTGGATATACTATCGATGATAGTGGACTCTGGGGATCTAAAGCACAAGGAGTTTCCTTCAATGGTTCTGGTGCAAGTATCTTCTCACTTGCAAACGGAAATGATTACGGTGGAGTTGATCAGTATGAGTGTACTCTTGGTGATATCGTAAGTTCTTACCAAGTTCTTGATAACCCTGCTGAGTACTCAGTTAATTACCTAATACAAGGCCCTTCTGGTGGATCTTCAATCTATGAAGCACAAGCTAAGGCAAACAAATTACTTAGCATTGCAACAGTTCGTAAGGATTGTATCGCATGTATCTCACCTTACAGAACAGGAGTTGTTGGTGTAACTGATACTGACAAACAAACAGCGAACATCGTATCATTCTATGATAGTTTACAATCAACGTCTTATGGAGTATTCGACTCAGGTTACAAGTATACATTTGATAGATTTAATAACACATTTCGATATATCCCTCTTAATGGTGATATTGCTGGATTGATGGCAAGAACATCAATCAACTCATTCCCTTGGTTCTCACCAGCTGGTGCAACCAGAGGTTCTATAAATGATGCAGTCAAACTTGCATATAACCCATCACAGGCACAAAGGGATATGCTTTATCCTAAGAGAATTAACCCAGTTATATTCTCACCTGGCTCTGGTATCGTTCTGTTCGGTGACAAAACTGCACAGAAAGAGGCATCTGCATTTGATAGAATCAATGTTCGTCGCTTGTTCTTAACAATCGAAGGAACTATTGAGAGAGCTGCAAGATCACAACTCTTTGAGTTCAATGACGATCTTACAAGAACAAACTTCTTGAATATTGTTGAACCATTCCTTCGTGATGTCAAGGCCAAGAGAGGTATCTCTGACTTCGTAGTTATCTGCGATGAAACAAATAACACACCTGATGTTATTGATGCGAATACCTTTAAGGCGGATATCTTCGTGAAGCCCGCACGTTCTATTAACTTCATCGGATTAACATTCGTTGCAACTAGAACAGGTATCAGCTTCGATGAAGTTATCGGTACTGCTTAAATTTTACTAAATAACCAACGATAAGAGGACACTCTAATGCCAAGTACAAATAAACCAGCAATGGATGCAAGGACTATAGACGCCTTTAAGTCTAAGCTGGTTGGTGGTGGCGCAAGACCTAATCTATTTGAAGTAGAACTTCAATGGCCTTCTTTTCTAACATCTGAAATCGATGATGATACTCAGGAGATGGCAAGATTTATGGTAAAGGCTGCTAACCTCCCTGCGTCTAACATCACCCCAATTGACGTTCCATTCAGAGGACGAAATTTAAAGATTGCTGGTGACAGAACATTCGATGTTTGGACAATCACAATCATCAACGACACAGACTTCAAACTCAGAAATGCTTTTGAGATTTGGATGAATGGAATGAACAAACACCAAGATGCAACTGGAGTTACAACTCCCACAGAATATCAGAGAGATGCATATGTCTATCAATTAGGTAGAAATGCTAATGATGGTAGTGTAGATTTAGGTGAGTCTGGTGGTTCAATACCAGTTCTTAAGGCATATAAGTTCCACGGAGTATTCCCGACAAACGTTAGTGCAATTGAACTTTCGTACGATCAACCTGATACTATCGAAGAGTTTACAGTTGACCTACAAGTTCAGTGGTGGGATGCTATCAATAAGGAAGGCACTACAATACTTGGAACAACAGGTGGTTAATATTTAACTTTTGTGTTATAATATAAGATATAAATAACTGGGACAGCCCAGTACTGGTGAGTTAATGGCTAAATTATTTGGTTTTAAAATAGAGAAAGACGACGATCAGAGTAAGAACGTCGTCTCTCCCGTACCTCAATCGCAAGAGGATTCATCGGACTATTATGTTTCGAGTGGGTTTTATGGCCAGTATGTTGATATTGATGGTGTATTTAAGTCAGAGTTTGAGTTAATAAAGAGATATAGAGAGATGGCGTTGCATCCAGAAGTGGATTCTGCCATTGAAGATATAATAAATGAAGCAATAGTTTCAGATCAGAATGATTCTCCTGTACAACTTGATTTGGAGAATCTCCCAGCATCTGCAAAATTAAAAGAATTAATTAGAGAAGAGTTTAAGAGAATAAAAGAAGTTCTAAATTTTGATAATAAGTGTCATGAGATTCTTAGAAACTGGTATATTGATGGTAGAATCTATTATCATAAGGTAATTGATGTCAAGAAGCCAGAAGAAGGAATCAAAGAAGTTAGATATATTGACCCACTAAAAATTAAGTTAGTAAGAAAATTAAAGTCAGACCCTACATTGAAAGGTGCCATAGCACAGATCAATGCAAGAACACCAACAGATATAGAGACTCCAGAAATAGAAGAGTATTATCAATATGATCCTAGTGCAACTCAAAGTAAAAATGCTTTAGGTGCTATCGGTCAAACTCCCTTTTCAACTAAACAAAGACCAGTAAAGATTGCTCCAGATGCCATTACATTCTGTCATTCTGGTTTAGTAGATAGAAATAAACAAACTATACTTTCATACTTACATAAGTCAATTAAGGCACTCAATCAACTGAGAATGATTGAAGATAGTCTTGTCATTTACAGACTATCAAGAGCGCCAGAACGTAGAATATTCTACATTGATGTAGGTAATCTACCAAAAATCAAAGCGGAACAATACCTCAAAGAGGTGATGAACCGTTATAGAAACAAACTAGTATACGACGCATCAACAGGAGAAATTAGAGATGACCGAAAACACATGTCCATGCTCGAAGATTTCTGGCTCCCCCGACGTGAAGGTGGAAGAGGTACTGAGATCACTACGTTGCCAGGTGGACAAAATCTTGGAGAACTTAGCGACATCGAGTACTTCCAAAAGAAACTATACCGTTCGTTAGGAGTTCCAGAATCTCGTATTGCTGGATCTGGTGATGGATTCAACTTAGGTAGATCATCTGAAATACTAAGAGATGAAATCAAGTTCACCAAGTTTGTTGGCAGAATGAGAAAGAGATTTGCTCATTTATTCAACGATATGTTGAAGACTCAGCTTATTCTCAAAAATATTGTTACACCAGAGGACTGGGAAACATTATCAGATCATATACAATATGATTTTGTATACGATAATCATTTCGCAGAACTCAAGGAAACAGAACTTATCAATGAAAGATTGGGAGTAGTCGCTGCTGTCGATCCCTACATTGGTAAATATTTCTCCCTAGAATACGTCCGTAGACATATTCTGAAACAGAAAGATGAAGAGATTGATGAAATCAACAAACAAATGGCAAAAGAAATTGAAGATGGTCTAGTTGTTGATCCAATCGAAGCACAACAACTTTCAATGGGTGTTCACCCAGAGCAAATGCCAGGCGGGGCAATGAATCCTGATCCTATGGGCATGGATGCACCCACAGAACCTGGCATAGATGGTAGTGCCACAGAGGCTCCAGAAATACCAGAAGGCGGAGAAATATAAATATTAAGTAATCCTATTCTATATTAACTTTTATGGATAATGATTTAATTGACATGATTGCAGCTAATGATTCTCAAGCTGATGTGCATGATAAGATCAAAGAGATCCTTTATGCCAAGTCACAGGAGAACATCAATGCTGTAACACCAGCTGTCACTGCTGACATGTTTGGTGGGCCTAATCCCTATCTCAATGATGAGGGAGAGGTAACGGATGAGCCAGCTGATGGC